CAGGGGAAACGGCGGGGCCGGTCCCGAAGCCAGAGACGCCGCGCAATCCGGTCCTGCTGGAGATGGCGCGCGGCCGTGGCTGCCTTCTGAATGCCGTAGAGCACTGCCACGGGCCGAGAGGCGACACCACCGTCGCCTGCCACCGCAACGAAGGCAAGGGCATGGCTCTCAAGCAATCTGACGCCTACTCAGTTTTCGGTTGCGCGCCGTGCCATGAATGGTACGACCGCTCTGGCGCACCTCGCGCAGAAAAACGCCGAGCCTTCATGGCCGCACACCTGCGCCAAGTCTTGGCATGGCGCGTTATCGCATCAGATCCCTCCGAGCCCGAGCGATTCAGGAAAGCCGCCGCATGGGCTCTCTCCACCCTAAACGCAACACCGACAGGAGCACTGGAATGAGCATCTACAGCCAGTTCAACGGCTATGCCGACTTCAAGGTGATAGACGACGCCACCGGATGCGAGGTCAAGGACTTCCTTTGGGTGGATGACTTCTCGCTGGAGTACGCCGTGCCGGATCCGTCTTACAACCGGATCGTGTTCACCGGAACTTCCATCATCGCTGACGTCGCCGAGAAGATCACGAAGGTTTCCCGCGTGTCGGTGAACTACGCCGCGAAGGAGATCCACCTGAACGAGCCCAAGCTGGTTCAGATCCAGCTTGCCTCTCCGGCTGCTTCGGTGAGCCAGGAGCCGCGCGCCTGCGAAGAGTGCTGCCAGGAATCGACGTGCCGGCGAATCAACTACTGCGCGGCTTGGAAGTGCTCCTTCGGGGAGGTGGCGAAGCCATGAGCGACGAAACCGCCGTCATCTTGGACGGAATGAAGGCCGACGAGAGCGACTATGCATTGGTCGACGGGTTGGTCGGCAAGACCATCGCCGCAGTTCACCTGCCCGGCTCGTTTGATGTCGGCACGATGGTTTTGGAGTTCACCGACGGAACGCGGGTCAGGTTGGACCCATGCGGCTATGAGACGGACGGCATCGCAGTACGGGTGATGAAGCCGTAATTCAGCGGGTCCCGCGCCACCCATGACGGCGCAGTGAAAGGATGGAGATGAAGCGTTTGGTTCAGGTCAAGCTGCACAGCTTTACGGAATACAGCATGGACAAGGTACCGAAAGGGCTAGTGGAGTTCGCGGACTGGCTCCATGCGATGTCGAAAATCGTGCCCGAGGCACACCGAGACAACGCACGAATCGAGTTCGACTTGGAGGCGGGAGAGGACGCGACCCCGCAGGTGTCCATGTACTACACCCGCCCCGAAACAGATGAAGAGGAGGCGGAGCGCATGCGGCAACACGAGGAGCATCGACGCTCTGTGGACATGTACAACGAGGCGCGCGACCGAGCGGAGTACGAGCGACTCAAGCGCAAATACGGCGGCTGAAGATAACAATCTCAGAGGAGTCTCGCCATGTTCGGCACAGAAGGAAGCGACACGGATCGGCCTGGAATCGAGGAGCAGTACGCTTCTGCGGTCGGCTCATCTAACCTGCGGGTCGGCAACGATTCGAACATCCGCACGCCCGGCGACATGATCGCCGCCGCAGGGATGAACAAGCACCGCACCGGACTGGCCCTGCGCCGACTGCTGACGGAATGGGACGCCGCCCAGCACCCGGTCCCGATGCCCGCCGAAGCTGTGAAGGCGCTGGCCGAAACGCTACCGGTAGAGCCGCCGACGCTCAGGACCATGGAGCCGAACCCGCACGCTGGGCTGGTGCGCGTGGAGCGCAGGGGTAAGGTGGAGTACTGCAAGCCCATGGAGGCAGCGCAGCGCGAGGCAGACGCGTGGCATTCGCACGAAGTAGGCATCCTCCTCCAAAGCCTCAAGAGCCTGCCATCCGTGCGCGCGGCGCTGGTCTATGAGGCCGAATCGCACGGCTTGGCTGAACCCGGAACAGGCATCCACCTCGCCTCAGCGGTGCTCCATTGGTGGCTTGACCCGATCTGCCCGGCATGCAGTGGCCGCAAGCGGATGCTGGTGGAAGGAACTGGGCGCATCGGCGCGAAAGCCTGCAAAGAGTGCCGCGTGCTCAAGAGCGACCCGGAGGGCACCGGCTTGCGCAAAGTCCCGCACGGCTGGCGCGGTCAGAAGCTGGTCGACCACATCGGCCTGTGCCTGAAGACGGCGGCCGGGGACTTGTGGCAGGGCGCGCGCTCCATTGAGCGCAGCGCAGACAACCGCAAGTCGCGCGACGACGAGCAAAAGAGGCTGGACGCCCGGAAGCTCATCTGCTAGCATCGCGCACAAGACCGCGCGTCTAAGTCGCGGGCGCCTTGAAGCGCAAAGGCCAACGCCTCACCCGTGCCCTCGGATTTCGTGCCGCAGGGCGAGACAGTCGGGGCGAAGCCATCTTCATTTCATTCGAGGGTCACACGTCCGCACGGGTTAGCGCCGTGCGTGTCGTCTGATCTCCTGTTCGTGCCGGAAAAACACTGCTTGATGTGAGCGTGTGACCCTCGAATCTATAGCGAAGTTAGGCAAGTTACCGCCTGACTGAGCACCCCAGCTCGGGCAGCGCCCACACCTCTAAGCCATAGCCCCAGACGTAGTTGGGGATCTAGCGCCGGGGGCGTCCTGCCCAGCCTTTTACTTCCGAGCCCGTTTGAATGATTGAAAAAAATCAAAGCAAATCAAACGCAGGCCGGCGTGGTGGAGCTCGCAAGGGTGCAGGCCGCAAGCCCGGCTCCGCTACAAAGAAGACCCGCGAGATCGCAGACAAGGCGATGGCCGAAGGCGTGAGCCCTCTCGAGTTCATGCTCTCGCTCATGCGTGCGGAGCCGCCAGAAGGGCTGGAGCCGCGAGATATGCTGGCCGCCCAATCGATGCGCTTCGAAGCAGCCAAGGCGGCGGCACCGTACATCCACCCAAGGCTTGCGGCAGTGGAGCACACGGGAGCAGACGGCACCCCGCTGCAGGCACCTGTCATTCAGTTCGTGCGGGATGCAGATCCCGCTCAGTGAACCTCAGTGGGAGTTCGTCACCGCCCCTGAGCAGTTCCCGGCGTTTTGCGGCGGGTTCGGCTCGGGCAAGACTCACGCCGGGGTCTGCCGCAGCATCGCCAAGAAACTGGCCTATCCGGCGCAGTCGGTCGCGTACTACCTGCCGACTTATGACATGGTTCGCACCATCGGCTTTCCCCGCTTCGGGGAGCTGATGGAGGAAATGCACCTGCCGCGGCGGTTCAACAAGACTGACGCGACGATCGACTTCGGGCAGTGGGGACAGTTGATGTTCCGCACGATGGACACCCCGGAGCGGATCATCGGCTACGAGGTGGCGGACAGCGTGGTGGACGAGCTGGATACGCTGCCCACCGAGAAGGCGCGGGACGCCTGGAACAAGATCATCGGCCGCAACCGGCAGAAAAAGCCGGACGGAAGCCTCAATACGGTAGGCGCAGTCACAACGCCAGAGGGCTTTCGCTTTGTCTACGACCGTTGGGTGAAGAACGCAGCGCCGGGCTATCGGCTTATCAAGGCGGCGACCGAGAGCAACGCCAAGCACCTTCCGGCCGGCTACGTTGACAGCCTGAGAGCCAGTTACCCGAGCGCGTTGCTGTCGGCATATCTGGATGGCGAGTTCGTCAACCTCACGGCCGGCAGCGTCTATCCGAGCTTCGACCGACGCCTGAACGGCACGAACGAGACGATCAAGCCTGAGGACACGCTGCACATCGGGCTTGACTTCAACGTCACGAAGATGGCCGCCGTGGTGCATGTGTACCGGGACGGCAAGCCCAGAGCAGTCGATGAATTGGTGGACGTGTTCGACACGCCGGCCATGATCGCGCTCATAAAGAAGCGCTACATCGGCCATTCGATCATGGTCTACCCGGACGCATCCGGTGGAAACCGAAAGAGCCAGAACGCGAGCGAGTCGGACCTGACTCTGTTGCGGCAGGCGAACTTCCATGTGTGCGTGAACCCGACGAACCCTGCGGTCAAGGACCGGGTGCTGTCGATGAATCGCATGCTCGAGAGCCGCGAGTACCTGGTCAACGCCGACCGCTGCCCGGTGTACGTCGAGGGCTTGGAAAAGCAGGCATACGACAAGCACGGCGAGCCGGACAAGACGAGCGGGCTGGACCACGCGCTGGACGCGGCGGGCTACTTCATCGCGTACCGATTCGGTATCGCACGGCCGACAGCGCAGGTGTCCGCGCTGCGCATGTAAGGAAACCACATGGCAAAG